GGAGAGGCCGCGCATTTTTCTATCGTTCTTTAAATTTTATCCCTATGTCTGATACTAAACAACCCTTTTATAAGTCGAAAGCGTTTTGGACACTCGTTTCGTCTATCGTTGCCGCGCTGGCCGCTTTTTTCTTGTCCTCGTGTTCCGCACAGGCTAAAGTTTACCGCAATGGCGTTCACATCGACACTGTCCGTGTAGATTATATCATTCGTTCGAACAACTTTTCGCTTCCGTAGTATGAGACTTATTGATTTTAAGAGTTATGTCGAGCCTGTTTCCACAGGTGCTATACTCGGCGCTGCAGGCATTGCCGCCGGCGGTCAAGTTGCTTCTGGCCTATTTAAGCCCTCGCTTAGGAGACAATGGAAATATCAGCAGAAGCAGATGAAGCTTCAACAGCAATACGCTTTGGAGCAAATGCAAAAACAAGGTGAAATCAATTATGCTAACTGGCAGAAACAGTTTGATTATGAGAATGCCTACAATGACCCTACGAAGGTTTTCGACCGTTACTTGAAGGCTGGCATTTCCCCTGCTGCCGTCTTAGGTTCTTCGGGCGTCGGCGTCAATGCTACTATGTCCGGCGGTTCTTCCGGCTCCGTTGGTGCTTCCGGCCCTTCAGGCGGCTCTTTTGACTTCTCCAGTCCTCTGCCTCCTGGCGTTGGTTCTGCCGCTGCAGGTGTCGCTCTCGATGCCATGGGTGTTAATTCGACTATCGAACGCAATAAGGCTGCCGCCAACCGCGACAATGCCGAGGCTCAATCGATTAGCGACCAAAACGTCGGCCATCAGCTGTATACTCTTATGGCTCAAACTCGCGTAGCTCTAGATGAGGCTGCCACTAAGCATAATTTAGCTGTTACTGATGTTCTTAAGGTACAGGAAAGCCTTGAAAGGAATGCGCTTTTTATCTCTGATGCTACTCTTTTGAGCGCTATTGATGAAAAAAAGAATCAAGCTGCCTTAACTGCTGCGGAGGTTCGCCGTTTGGGTATTGAAAATGAGCATTTAGGCGCTGTTATGTCTGCTCAGGCCTTTATGATGAATACTCAGGCTGCTCTTAATCAAGTCCTTGGTGAGCAAGCTGGCGAGGTTATAGAATCTTTGCGCCTAAACAACCTCGATGCCGCCAGTGAACTTGCACGTAATTGGGAAAAGCGTTTTGATGTTGAAATTCCGAATCCTCAGTATTCAGAAAACCTTAGAAGTAAAAACCCTATCACCCGCGGAAATCCTGGCCCTGAGACTTTTAAAATTTCAATGTCGCTTAAAGACTTTTACGATAAAACTATTATAAACGAAGCGAACGCATCTGACTTTCTTCCCGAGCAGGCTCGTATCGCTCTTCGTAACGCGAAGTTTGACCCGTATGTTGAAATTTCTAAAGCCTTGGTTGGTGCGGCCGCTAGTGTCGCCGGCGCAGGCATAATTCGCGGAGGCATGTCTCGTGCCGCCGGCACTATTTCTGCTGGCGGCTCTTCGAGTAGCTCTGCGGGCTCTTCGCTGACAACTCGTTATGATTCGAGAGGGAACGTTGTCGGTTATGCGAAAACGGAAATGAATCGTAGTGGTCACTCGAGCACATATGGCACTACTCGTAAATCTCGTTAGAATTGTTGATTTTTTTTTGCATTTTAAGTTTTTTGTTGTACATTTGCACTGTAACCAATAACCACATTATTATGGAAACACAGAAACCTTTTAATCAGTTCGATTTGCGGGTCGACGCTTTAGACTACATTTTCGTTGAATGGCTCGTTCGCAATCGTCTTTATCGTAAATTCGCGAAGAATCTCGTTGCGTCCAGACACACTACTATGTCTGCTCGTGACTGCATTCGACAGCGTGCTCGCCTTTATGCGTCATTTCCCGCTATCGATTATTCCTTTTTTCTGTCCGGTGCATTTCTTTTCGACTTTACCCCCGAAGGTCGTGAATTCTGGAATGACGCGTCTCGGCGCTGGGAAGATTTTTGTAGATACTTTTTTCCGTTTTTAACTCATCCTCGTTAATTATGACACAAATTCATGTTGTTATTCGTCGCATTAATCCTGCCTTTAAGATTGACCTTGTCCAGGTAGGCTACATTGAAAATGGACAGTTTTCGTCGCTTTCTGTTGATGCCCTTAAACGTACTCCTGTTTCTACCTACGTCGAGCATTCTAGTATCGCTGATTCTCCCTATATTGAGCATTGTTCTGTCTCTAGTCTCATAGACGCCTTGAGTGCGTATCCGAATTTCAATATCGAGTTTTTCGATAATACTCTCGTTTTTATGTTTGATTTTGATTTGACTGATGATGAAAGCTCGTCGGAAGAAGAAGGGAAAGGGAACTAAAGTAGTAACCCGCCCGCTCGGTGGCAGAGTCCTTTGATTTATTCGGCCCCAGGAGACACTCCTTTCTCCTGCGGGCTTTTTTTGTCCACCGGCTTTGCCGGTATACCCCAAACGGAGTGAAGCCACGGAGGCCGAAGACGCGCAGCGTCCCAGCCGTTAAGGCTGTCGGCCGGCGAAACGTAGTAGTTTTCGCGTTCGAAAGTACCGTCTTTCGAAGCGCAAAGTAATCTTTTTAATTATGGATTATTTCGATTTTCGTCCTAGATTTTCCCCTGTTATCAATAGCATTTCTCATCGCTATTCTATTGGCGCATATCGAGGTAGGAAGCGAGTTGTTATTGCTTGGTTTGCTGATGAATCTTCTGCGAATGGTTATCTTGTTCGTTGTCGCCGTACTAATCCTTATATTAAGTTTGATTGTCTTAAAAGTCTTTTCTAATGCCTTGTTCATCTCCCATATGGATACGCAATCGTCGCTATTTTGACAAGAAGAATCCTTGTCGGAATGGCTCTGACGTTGCTAAATCGGCTTTAGCTCTTCGTCCCTGGGACGTCGCCCGCCAGTGGTTGATGGTTCCTTGCGGAAAGTGTGAAGACTGCTTGCGTCGTCAGCGTAATGATTGGTTTGTCCGCTTAGAGCGCGAACTTGCCTATTGCAAGGCCAATAGTCGGCAGGCTATTTTTGTTACAATAACGATTGCTCCTAAGTATTATCAAGAAGCTCTTCTTGACCCGGCTCGGTTTATTCGACGATGGAACGAACGCGTCCGTCACAGTCTTGGTCACTCCTTTAAACATGCGTTTTTCCAGGAGTTTGGTACCCACCCCGAAATTGGCTCTGAGCCTCGTCTACATTTCCATGGTTTCCTCTTTGGCACTAATGTTTTATATAATGAGATTCGGAAGGCCGTTGGCGACCTTGGTTTTGTTTGGCTGGGAAAGGCTACCCATAAGCGCGCACGCTATTGCGTAAAGTATGTTACTAAACAAATTCAATTTAACCCCGAAGAAGTTTCGGATAAATATGTTACTGTAGATGGAAAACTTACACCTTTATCTTGCCTCCTCCAACATCGCCGTTATACGCGAAAATTCGTATCTGCTGGCGTTGGTGATTTTCTTGGCTATATGCCTCGTCCTTCTGCTCGCGTTTCGTCGTGGTCTTATTACGATTGCAAGAAGGCTATCGATTACAATTACGCGATTCCTCGATATTATCTTAAGTATCTTAAACCGGAGGACGAGGTTGTACGTTCGATTACCGCTGCTGACGCTTATGCACATTTTAGCAAGTCTCCTTTGGTTAAGCGTATTGTGTCTTTGTGTGTTGACCGGTTCAATCTCAATTCCGCCGTATCCCGTAGAGCGTCATACACGTGGGAACAAAAGCAAG